GACTCAACAGCTGGATGTAATTTATGATCCAAGTTTAACTCTCGCTAAAATACGAGCAGAGCTAGACAAGAAAGTCAATAAGCTAGAAGCAGGAGTGATTATTGTAGACTATATCAACCAAGTCAAACGTTCTACCGTACCCTCTCGGGGAGGGCAGTATGACTGGACCGAACAGATTGAAGTATCCAAAGCACTCAAGGCTATGGCACAGGAGTATGAATGCACAGTATTCTCTCCGTATCAAACTGATGCTACTGGTGAAGCCAGGTTTGCAAAAGGTATCCTTGATGCAGCGGACGCAGCTTACGCGCTAGAAACTTGGGATCAAGAAGATGCTTGTATTACATTTAATTGTGTAAAAATGCGAGCAGCTAGTATGAAATCATTTAGCTCTACCATGGATTGGGAGAGCTTAAAGATTGGTCCCGAGACAACTTTGACTCCGAAGGAGCGTGAAGCTAGCTCTCACAAAACGGATGAAGATATAGACGATCTCTAATATTTTCTTGACATTTGTAGCCCTCTTCATGTATAATATCGTGAAGAGGGTTTTTTTGTAACTAATAAGAGAGACAAATTATGAAAAGTAGTACCTACTATAAAAATAGATACGGGGACATGTACTTCTGGCATCCTATAGATGAAAATACCTACGAGTTTAGAATGTTCGGAAATATTTTAGAACACTGTAGAATGGGATTTAAAGTCAGCGATGAAGAGCGGGTAGATTACACAGATCTAGCATTCTTCGATCCTAGCGGAGGACCCTTCGTAGATTATCACACAGAGATAGATGGCAGAAAAGTATGTCACATCGAACGTCATAACAAGTGTTTCTACGTAGAAGTAAGTGACGAATAATAGTCCCAGACTTCCCAAAAATAATTCTTGACTTTTTCTTCTAAATCAAGTATAATATATGCTTATTCGACTGGAGACTTACATATGGGAATGTTTTACGGTAGTTTAAATCACACCACCTCAGGACGTAAAAAGAAAAGGAGACTTAGTGTCAAGAAGAATACATCAAAGACGTTTACACCTCTTACAACAAGGCCGAAGACGTACGCAGATGTTAGACGAGAGTCCGACATTCGTTACCCCTCGCGGGATGATACAATTGGATCTACCGCTCGAAAAGAGCCACAGCGATACACAGGAACTCTTATCCGAGGAATCGCAACAATGCACAAATCAAACGCAGTCCCCGTGACTAGCGACCAGCAAGCTATAGACATATCGAGAATGGCAAAATGACACTTAAAAACTCTAGATTAGCACCTAAAATTACTGAGCTATTTGATAGCTTGGAAGCAAGCGTGTCTTCCAACGACTGGGAACATGCAGATGTTATTCTTGCACGCCTGTCTAAGTATTTTCACATATTCGATGACGAGCATACGGATTATTATCAGTATGTACAGCATGAAGTAGAAATTAATCTACATGGGCTGGATATTGAGAATGATTACGATGACGATGCTCTTTTTGACTGGGACGGAGATGCTTTAGCATCAGCAGGTTTTGGTACAGATGAAGACTATCTCTAAGCTATGGAGAATATGGAAGTATGCTATCGGTAGTTTTTCAGACGAGCAAACTGCTGAGTATGATGACGTTGTAGCAGTAGCAAGAACTTTTATTGTGTTATTAAATATAGTGTGCGCTTGTTTTATTATGGCAAACATTATAAAAAACTGGTGATTATGTGAACGTAGAAGAACTACTTCGATCTAAAGATATTCCGTATATTCCTAAAGGAAAAGACTTTGTTGTTAGCTGCCTGAACCCAGAGCACGCAGACAGAAATCCTAGTATGCGTATTGACCAAGTAACTGGTATATTTAATTGCTTTTCCTGTGAGTACAAGGGTAACTTATTTACTCACTTTGGTGAAAAAGCTAATAAGATGGAAATAAGAAGGCAGCTTCTTAAAAAGAAAATTGATGAAGTCAGATCGGAGAGTATTGGATTGCAAATGCCAGAAGGCTATATGCCCTACGTAGGAAACTGGAGAAATATCAAACCTGAAACATATAAAGAGTTTGAAGCATTTATCCATGCTAGTAAAGATTTTGTAGGTAGAATCTGTTTTCCTGTGCGTGACCGTTCTGGAAGAATAGTAGCATTTCAATCGCGAACACAAACAGATCAACAACCTAAATATCTAAACACACCTCCAGGAGCAAAGCTACCTTTGTTCCCTGTAGTTACTCCCATACAAGGTCGCATTATTATGGTAGAGGGTATATTTGATGTACTAAATCTACACGATAAGGGGCTTACGAATGCTGTGTGTTGTTTCGGAGTAAAGAATGTAAATGAAGAAAAACTGCAAGTTCTTTCCGTTTCAGGAGTAGAAGGTGTAGACGTTTTCTTAGATAATGATGAGGCAGGACAAACTGGTTCTGCAAAAATAAGGGAGCTATGCGAGACAGTGGGTCTCGATACTCGTAACATTTCTTTTGGAAACAAAAGTATGGATGCGGGTGCATTAGCTGAATCTCAAGTTACTAAACTAAAGAGTAAATTATATGCCTAAAGTTGCATTAGTAGAAACTAAACCTAGTAGAACTAATTTTAAAGCAGAGTTTGAATTTGAGTTTGATCAATTTCAACTTTGCTCTGACGCAAGTCTTAAAAAAGTATTAAAACGAGATTGCGATATAGATATGAATCCTGATGACTATGAGTGGGTTGTACTTGTAGGATCAGATGCTATGAAATATTATACCAAGCTAAGCTCTGTTACTGAATACTCTGGAAAGAAAGTAGAAGGCAAGTTCTTGCCCGTAATCAATCCAGCAATGTTAGCATTTAAACCAGAAGCCCGAAAGACTTGGGAAGAAAGTGTCAAAAGTATACACGCATACGTTTCTGGAGAAGTAGAAGATGTTATTATTGACGAAAGTATAGCTTTTGGCATTCAAGATACGGAGGAAGCAAATGCATTCGTTCAAGCAGCTATTGATCACGAAGGTACATACGTTGCTCTTGATTCTGAAACAACTGGCCTGTATCCTCGGGATGGGTATATGCTCGGTATTAGCCTTTCTTATGATGGTAAGCGGGGCGCTTACATTGATACTAATTGTTTTAACGATAGAACTGAGCAACTTTTGCAGGAACTCTTTGATAATAAAACAGTAGTGTTCCACAATGCAAAGTTCGATATGGCATTCTTTGAGTATCATTTTCACTTCAACTTTCCTAGCTTTGAAGATACTATGCTGCTCCATTATCTCATAGATGAGAATCCTGGAGGGCATGGCCTTAAGCAATTAACAATGAAGTTTACTCCTTACGGAGACTACGAGAAGCCGATGTATGATTGGATTGACCAATATCGAAAAGAGCATGGCATTCTCAAAGACCAGTTTAGTTGGGACTTTATTCCTTTTGATGTAATGAAAACCTATGCGGGAATGGATGCCTTGTGTACGTTTTTAATCTATGAAAAGTTTGTAAAGATTAAGCAAAACAGAAAACTGAAGTGGGTATATGATAATATACTTATTCCTGGTACTCGCTTCCTAATTGATACCCAAGATAATGGTGTTCCTTTTGACAGAACACGCCTGCTGTTTGGGCAAGAAGCTATGCAGAATGATATTGATGAAGCAATTGCAGGTCTCTACGCCAATGATAACATACGAAAGTTTGAGGAGTTAAATGGAAAACCTTTTAATCCTAATAGCACTGTCCAGCTTAGGAGTCTTTTGTTTGACTATCTTGGCCTCACTCCGACTGGAAAGAAAACTGGCACGGGTGCAGATTCTACTGATGCGGAAGTCCTTAAAGAGCTCGCACTTCAAAGCGACGTACCTAAACGGATCTTGGATATACGACAAAAATCTAAAATTAAAAATACTTACCTTGATAAAATCATACCACAACTCGATAGAGATAGTAGGTTACGTACGGGGTTTAACTTGCATGGTACTACTAGCGGCCGTCTATCTTCTAGCGGTAAACTAAACATGCAGCAGTTGCCTCGAGATAATCCTACTGTAAAAGGTTGTATCAAGGCGGCTCCCGGACATAAGATCGTTGCTATGGATTTAACTACGGCAGAAGTATATGTCGCAGCTATTCTAGCAAAAGATACTGCTTTAATGGATGTATTTAAGTCTGGCGGTAACTTTCACAGTACTATTGCTCATAAAGTATTTCGACTACCTTGCGAAGTAGAACAGGTAGCAGAACTGTATCCTGACAGACGACAGGCTGCAAAAGCTGTTACTTTCGGCATTATGTACGGAGCAGGGCCAGCAAAGATTAGTGAGCAAGTAACAAAAGACAGCGGGAAATACTTTTCAAAACACGAAGCTACAGAAGTTATCAATGATTACTTTGGTGCGTTTCACAAACTAAAGGCATGGATTGATGATAATCAAAAATTTATTGAACAAAATGGGTTCGTTTATTCTTTCTTTGGTAGGAAGAGGAGGCTCCCCAACGTTGCGTCCACCGATGCGGGCGTCAGGAGTCATAGCATTCGTTCTGGTCTTAATTTTTTGGTTCAGTCCACTGCTTCTGATATTAACTTACTTGGCGCAATAGATATGGGTGCTTACATTAAAGCGAACAATATGAAGGCTAGAATCTTTGCACTTGTGCATGACTCTATTCTTGCTGAAGTTCCAGAGGATGAAATTGAACACTATAACGAAAAGCTTTTGCACTTTGTACAAATGGATAGAGGTATTTCTATCCCAGGAGCCCCAGTGGGGTGCGACTTCGACGTTGCTGAAGACTACTCCCTCGGAAAATTTTCAAAAATGTATGGTGATACAATATAAAACAATTAATAAGGTTAGGTTTCCCGTCTATGTAATGCCTAGTTACAACTGGGATAAACAAGACGGGTTGCTGTTCTTAGAGGGGCAAATTATTGATGATAGTAATATGCCTGGGGATACTTTAGGTATTCGTAGGATACAAACATCCCATAAAAATTTGTTTCCTTTAAGACACCAAATAGATAATTTTAGAGGACTATTAAAGTGTGGCAAAAATACTTTTGTAGACACCAATGGTACTCCTTTTATCTATGAAAAGTCTGAGTTTTGTAGTTTAAAATATTACAAAATTAAGTCAGTGCAGCAAAAAGAGATAGCATCTGTTATTACACTTCAGAATGTTAAAACTAGATTTGTTGTTCCTCGCCCTCCTGCACCAGAAATGAAGTATGCAGGAGTTCTACACTACGGCAGAGTGCCGTGGGTTTTATACGAGTATTCCGAAACACTTTTAAAGGACACTCGAAGGAAAGTATGATTACTATATGGGTAAACGATCCAAGACATTAGCCGGTGCAAATCTTGATTTGCAAGAAATTGAACCCCTCACTAAAAACCAGTTACGAGCTTTTGAAAGCGATAACAATATGGTTTTACATGGAGTAGCTGGTACAGGAAAGACATTTATATCCTGTTACCTTGCCTTTGATGACATGATTAAAGGAACCTATGATAAGCTAGTGCTTATTCGTAGTGCAGTACCTACACGAGACATTGGATTTCTTCCAGGAAACGAAAAAGAAAAAGCCTCTGTTTATGAAGAACCTTATAAAGATATTTGTATTGAATTGTTTCAACGAGGAGATGCTTATCAAATACTAAAAACAAAAGGTATAGTGCATTTTATGACTACATCTTTTATTCGTGGCGTTACACTAAGAAATGCCACAATAATTATTGATGAATGTCAGAATATGTCCTTTCACGAATTAGACTCTATTATTACTAGAGTAGGAGAAAATTGTAGGGTTATATTTTGCGGAGACTTTCGCCAAGCCGACCTACAAAAGAACGGTCTACGAGATTTTATTCGTGTATTGAAAGCTATGGAGTGCTTTGATATTGTTGACTTCGAAATCAATGATATAGTAAGAAGTAACTTTGTAAAAGAGTATATTATTTCGAAAGAGCGTCTAGGACTATAATGAAAGCAGTACTAAGTAATCGAATTTTTATGGAGTGTACTACTGAGTACCGAAAGGTATTATCAGAAGAACTAACATATAAAGTACCTTCCCAGAATCCAAATGATCCTCCACAGATCATTAAGAATCTGCAGCGGGTGCGCGAAAATCTGGTATCTATACCAATCGGACGAACGGACTTGATACCAAGCGATTACGAAGTTGTAGACAAGCGTTTAGAAATTCCTGCTGACTTTCCTGAGTTTGGTTTTGAGCTAAGGCCAAGTCAGCAGGATGTTTACAATAATTTAGATGATAACTGTATTATTAATGCCTGGGTAAGCTGGGGAAAGACCTTTACAGGTCTTGCTATCGCCGGTAAACTAGGGCAGAAAACACTTGTGGTGACCCACACAGTTCCTTTGCGTAATCAATGGGCAAAGGAAGTAGAGAAAGTATATGGATTTACTCCAGGTATTATTGGTAGTGGTAGGTTTGACACCGACAGCCCTGTGGTTATTGGTAACACTCAAACTTTGTATCGGAACATTGACAAAATCAGGAAAGAATTCGGGACGATTATACTAGATGAAATGCACCATGTTTCTTCACCCACATTTGCTAAAATTATTGATACCAGCCATGCTCGTTATAAAATCGGGCTATCTGGTACAATTGAACGCAAAGATGGAAAACACGTCGTCTTTCGGGACTATTTCAGCCCAAATATTTTCAAACCACCGAAAGAAAACTTCCTCACACCGAGTATCCACATATACCGATCGGAAGTACGATTTCCCGACGGAGCCAATATTCCGTGGGCAAAAAGAGTCAATGCTCTCGTAAATAACGATGAATACCGCCACTCGGTTGCGATGATGGCTTCAGCATATGCGGCTCGGGGCCACAAGGTGTTGGTGGTGTCAGATCGCGTACATTTCTTGAAAAGCTGCGCCGAACTGACTGGTGAGAAATCTATATGTGTTACAGGTGAGGTTGCTCATGAGGACAGGGAAAAACTTGTGGATGAAATTCTGTATGGAGATAAACAAATTCTATACGGAACGCAGGCAATCTTTAGTGAGGGTATATCAGTGAATACTCTTAGTTGTCTTATTCTTGCTACCCCTATAAACAACGAACCATTACTAACACAGCTTATTGGTAGGGTTGTTCGTAAGCACGAGAATAAAAGAGATCCAGTAGTCATTGATATACATCTTAAAGGTAAAACAGCCCAGAAACAAGCGTCTAACAGAATGGGCTATTACATGAAACAAGGTTATCAGATAAAACAGCTTTGAACATAGAAAAATACTTCTTGACAAATGCTTCAGATGAGTGTATAATATGTTGTTATATAATTGGAAAAGAATATTTGAGACAGCCGAAGGAAGCCCTTTTGCTGTCTTTTTAATCTTTAGAATGATAGTAACGGCTTCAATACCGAGCAACAAATATGACAGAATTTATAAGTATAGTAATATTAATTTTGCTGGCGAATCCTTTTTGGTACATCCAGATGTCTTACTTTACAATGCTTATAAGTATGAATATAGCGAGATAGCCCAGTATCTTGCTTTAGCGTCACTACGTCCGTATGCGGACTATTTAGCAACTGGGAAAACCACGCTGGACTCAATACTTTGTACTGTAGCTCCAGAACTTTTTGAAGAAAATAGACTACTGAGTATAGAAGATAATGAAGTATACTTTCTATATGAAGAAGTCCCACAGGAGAAAATACACTAATGGCTATTTCATTTAATAAATCGGCAGGCGGTGCCAAAAAATCGTCAATCACTTCTTACTCTTACCGCGATGGCGACAATGAAGTCCGTCTCGTAGGTGACGTCCTTGCACGATACGTGTACTGGCTAGAGGGTAAGAACGGCAAGAACATTCCTTTCGAATGCTTGTCCTTTGATCGCAACGAAGAGCGATTCAACAACCTTGAGAAAGACTGGATTCGTGAGTACTATCCCGATCTCAAGTGTGGCTGGAGCTACGCAATGCAATGTATTGATGGTGGCGAAGTAAAAATCATCAACCTCAAGAAGAAGCTGTTTGAAGCCATTCTTACAGCAGCAGAAGATCTGGGCGATCCTACTGACCCAGAAACAGGCTGGGACGTTAAGTTCAAGCGTGTTAAGACTGGACCTCTGCCCTACAACGTAGAGTATCAGTTACAAGTACTCAAGTGCAAGCAGCGTGCTCTCGATGAGAAAGAGATGGCCGCAATTGCAGATCTGAAGTCTATGGATGACGTTATGCCTCGTCCTACTCCAGATGCACAGAAAGCACTCCTTGACGAAATTCGTGAAGACAGTGCTGGCGATATTGACGAAACTTTGGAAGATGAATTCAACGTATCATGATCTTATTCACGGCAGACTGGCACATCAAGCTAGGACAAAAGAATGTTCCACGCGAGTGGGCATTAAATAGGTATAGACTGTTTTTCGAGCAGATTCATTCTCTTGAAAAGCAGTGTAGTTCTCATATTATAGGAGGAGACTTATTTGACCGTCTGCCGAACATGGAAGAGCTGGAACTTTACTTTTCGTTTATTCGGGAAGTAAAGATTCCAACTATTATCTATGATGGCAATCATGAAGCTACGAGAAA